TCCTTATACGGATTCTTTATCTTGAATAGGTCGTCCGTTAGAAGTATTGAAGAAAATCCCTCATCCGTCTTCATGACATCGTTATAGGTGTCATCAAGGGCTTCCCGCAATTCAGCATTCGTCTTGATTTCAGATCTGAAGTCCATAAGGGGCATGACCAGTTTGACCTTGTCGGCTGCGGCCTGCGCCTTCTCTGTATTGGACTTCTCCCAATTTGACTTCCGCTGTAGGGCAAAAAGAGCATCATCAAAGGTGTCATCATCCATTTTGGTCTGGATGTCTTCCCTTGTGAGTTGTTCTCCGCCATACTCAAATTTGCGGACGTCAGGTTCCGGCTCTGGTGCCGGGTCCGGGTCTTTCACCGGGTCTGGGGGTGCATTCGGGTCGATCTCGGGATCGATGACCGAAGGTTCTGGATCAAGTGGCCCGTCAGGGATGAACAATGGGCCGTGGCCGGCGACACCTTCATTTGCGGGATCGGGATCTCTGTAGAATCTTCCCAGTAACATTTTTCCTTCCTTTCCCTCTCTTAACTAAAAAAGCCCATAGACCATCGAAATGGACTATGAGCTTACCATTGGTAGGGGCTCCTATATGTAGAGTCGCTACGTCATGGTGACAAATTACTATTTACACTGTTTCTTAGCAAGTGCTATTCTGCGACAACCGCTGGCACCCCATCCACCTCTCTGATTATGGTATGTGGAACAAAGCAGACAGCCTCGGCAACAGCATAGCTACCATCGGGATTGCGCTGTTGGGTTGTCACCTGAATCACACACCCACAGTCGTTAATCTGCAAAGCCTTTGTTGATTTCATCCAGCCCTCTTTCTCGCTTGAAGCCTTTGAAATCAACTTGAACATATCCCCGTTGCCGTAAACGGAAATATCCGGCACATTATCATGGGCCTTTGATACATTTGTGTTGTGAAGCGTTTTTTCTCTCATGTTTCTCTCCTTGTTAGGTTTTAACTCTAGTGTTTGCGTGTGGTGGTTCGACAGGGGCATCCTGCTCATGAGGGCTCATGTCTGGAGCCGGGAATAGCAACTCACGCTCATTATACAGGATTTCCCTGTATGCCACCTCAAAGACCTCTGCCGGGCTCCATGAGTGGTAGAAGTCATCACCAGGTTTCACAGGCGGATATACAACATGATACCCCTCCTGATCCCTTACGGCGATATCCGCCCGACCCTTCCCCCACTTTTCCTCAAAGACCGACCTCAACATTGGCTCTGCTGAAATGATCTTGGCTCCAATGTATGCTTTCATAATTCAAGCCTTTCTATCAGCCCTTCGAGGTCATAATTAAGAATATCAAGCCTACCCCCGGCCTCATTAATAGCAAGTGCCAGTGGGACAAGAGCGGGCTTGGGTTTAGTGATCTCTGGTTTTGGGGGAAGATCACGGGTTAATACCACGCCATCCAATCTGTCCCGCAGATTCCTCAACAATTCCCCATAACCATCAATTGCGTCGCTAAGATCCTTTAATTGGGCCGGGACCTGTGTCTCCCTCTTTGCGCCTACAGCGGTATCAAGTGTTCCAATCATGTCATGTTCCATCATTTCAATCTCCCTCTGTTTTACGTTTTACCGATATCTCATAATTCTTGTTCACCATCCCATTGTAGAACCAGAATGTGACATGCCCACTGAATCCCTGGGGCACCACGTTGTTCTCTGTCAACCATCGCATAAGTAGAAAGATAATGTGCTTCAGGGACACATATCACCTATCAGGCGTATGGCCCAGATAGTCCAGATTGCGATAATGATCTTACGCCTCACCCTTTTCCACCTTTTTAAGCGTTTCACCCACAATGGTTGGGAATATCTTCTGCAATAGCTCCAGTTGGGACTGTACTACCTCATTCTCGGGGTCTTGCACCATTTGTGCTACCAGACCCTCAGAAATCTGTGTGACAGCTTCAGGTGACCATCCCTGGCGCTCATAGTAACGCTCAATCTTGCGGGCTCCATCTGATAAGCCAAGTTCCTTTACTAGATCCTCAATACCATACGGGGCCCTGGGATTAATCTCCATGGTGGCAAGTTTCTCAGCCCTTGCGATTCTCTCTGCCCTGGTCTGTGGTTGCTGCTGCCCTGAACGTACCTTGATATTGAAGGGCGTGTCTTCCCAACTGTCCATCTTGTCCAGCATGAAACCAATATCATTACGAAAGACAGCAGCATCCCATTCCTTGAAATCAATATTGCCATCTTCTTCCTTGGTAAGCATGAGTGAACCTGAATCAAATTTAAGTATCAGGAATATAATGAACTTGCTGGCCTCTTTAATCATATCCCCGAGGTTCTTATCCACCTTGTAGCGGATATTGGCCTGAGAGGCCTCTGCCAACTCACCAAGTGCTATCCCAGAGGTTACACCTCCAGGGGCATTCCCACCAAGAACCCCTTCAATGCCACGCACGCCGGATATGTCATCATGTAAGGTCTTTAAATCAGCAGATAACTTTGAAGCCATCATAGGTGCCGGTGGTAGATTTAGGAACCCAACCTCATCAGGACGGTTAACGACAACCTCTTCCGCATCCTTGCCGTGGAATCTTGCCAGCATCCCCTGGAAGAAGGACCGTAACACGAATCTTGGCGGATTGGCCGCTTTCTTCGACCAGTCGAGTTGGATATTTGTAGTATCCATATAGGCCAGATCAATAGAAGTAGTAAGCCCTGTTTCACTGCTACCGTACAATGAGTGCTTGGAACCATTGTTTTTCATCAGGAAGATTGGTTTACGGCCATATCCACCTGGAGAGTTTAGAGAGTTGTCTACCGGGCCTCTCTTCTTGGGCTTGAACACCTCACCAGTCTCAGGGTCTGTAATTTCGGCAATCATGGTTGATGTTATGGTCTCATTGATTAACTCTGCATACATTTCCTCACCCGTCTTGGGATCAGTATACCAGATGTCCTTTACAAAGGCGAAGTCGTTCCCTTCCAGTCCGGACATTCCCTCACTGGCATAGGTCTCACCACCATCAGCAAACGAGCCCGTTGTATCCAACTCTTCCACTGTGGTTCTACCGCCTGGCCCTGATGATTCGTTCTGTAAGTCGAAAGGCTCGAACATCCCCTGTTCATTAATAATTGCATCAGCCTTGGCCTTAATCCCCTTTTCCCTGAGTATATCGCTTAACCTCATGGGGAACCGACAGATTATCCAGGATGATGTCTTCACATTGGTAGCCATTTCATCAAACAGTACCCCGCCCATGGGGTTCAAGGCTTCAGCATAGACACCGCCATCTTTCCAGGTTATGAGGCCAATACCGTTCTTCATCCGCAGCATGTCCTCGGCCATGTCCATTTTGAAGCCGTCTAAATCGCATCTATCAGCTTCATGGTCGAATCTTAACTGGATAAGCTCCTGAAAGTCTACATCGTTCTCTTCCCTGGGTATGATATCCGTACCGGGCAAAAAGTCCTTGATAATGGATAGGATGACCTGAACAGTCCTGAAAGCAAGCGGTATTGATACCTGTGACATCCACATCTTCTTTGTCTTGGTCCAGTTTATGCGGTTCTGATACATCCGGTCATCACGCTTCATTTCAGCGAAGATCGGGTTCCAGTGCGTCTGGGATCGTTTTTCCCAGTCTTGGAAGAGTTTTACGAGTTCTGCGTTAGTTGCCATGGTATTACCTTAAAGCCGCCGCTTACAGTTTAATTCGATCATTCCAGCATACTTTCCATGTCATAAATCGTTTCTTCGCCTACTGGGAGACCGTCATCTATATTGTCAGCCCATGATTCAATACTTGGTTTGGGAGGTTGTGGAATGCGGGGCTGCATCTTGGTGCCAGTACCATATCTCAATACGTCTATGGGGTCTTTATACTTCTCGACAATAGGTGCATCTGCCGCGACCTTCTCATCAGCAGCTACACCCTTGAGACCCTTGCGGATATAGTGTGTAATACCATTCATCATATGATACAGGTTGGGATAGAAAATAAGCCCTGAGTCACCATCTGCCAGGGGTTCAGCCTGTTCCCGGATCATCTTATGGCCGACATTGATCTCACCCTCTTCTGAGTTAGAGGAGTATGATTTAGCGAAATACAGCGTCATACCCTCCTTCTCACCGACACTGGAAAGCATTTCGGCCATGGTTGTATTCTCGCCCTTTACCACACGCTCATTCCAGCCGTAGTGACGATCAAGCACCCTATAGACCTCGTTGGAATTACGGCCCAGTGTCTTTAACCACTCATCTTCTATCTGCTTCCAACCCCTCACTTCAGCATTAAGTGTCTCCGATCGCTTAAAATCCCAGAATGGCCGGGTTTGGTCCCGAGGAGCTTCCGCAAACCAGATATGCCTACACCTTGTATCACCCTCAAGTGGAGGGTTGACAGCTAACCATGCAGTGTAAAACGGTCTTGAATCGTGGGGATCTGCTACCTGCATGAGAATAGCATTCTTGTGGATAGGTATTTCTTCAGGAGTGCGGACGTTGTCCTTTCGGGTGATCTTTTCCAAGATTCTCCTTGATAGGTACATGAAATCACCATATACCCGAGCCTGTTTCTCTTCCTCGTCATAACCCGCGACCTCCTCATCAATGATCTGCGGGTCTCTGTGCCCTCTCACCCCTCTTTTCTTGCACGATGAATATACGCTACCCTTGGCATGATAATAACCCTTTTTGCCACGTTTAGCAGCATCATGGATCTCATCAATAATGTACGGTGGGCAATATAGCGGGGTCATTGGCAGAATAATGACACAGCCCATCCTGCGCCGGGACTTACAAGCCTTCCACTTGGATTCAGGCATAGGCTCATCGGCTATAATCAACCCAACAGTTGATGACTCATAGGTCTTATCGTCCTGGTCGAAGGTCTTAAATTGGACTTCCCATTTATCTATCAACAGCCTGGCAACATAGTACTTCTGGTCCTTCTTCTCTTCATAGTCCTCTTCAAAGATCCCGTCCTTGAACAACTCCCTGAACATCGGGACTACGTTGTCCTTGATGTTCTCAGCAGTAGAGCAATACCATATTTTCTTTGGGTATTTCCAGTTCCTGAAGAATGGCATGTCGAACCAACCCGACTGTGGGCCTTTGATCAGGTTGCCAGCAATGTGAACCGTTGCCAGGGTTTTCCCAACGCCATTACCAGAAGAGAACAGCACAACCGGCAATTTCACATCATCCAGGGAGTAGCCTACCATGTTGATATACTCTTCCTGTGCCCCGTTAGGGACAAAGTAGCGCATTTTGTTGGAGATTATGGCATTAGAGAACTTGTCGCGTTCTGCGGTGGGCATCCGCTGTAGGATGGTGTCAGGCTGTACGTTGAGCCTATACAGTTAGTGGCTTTCCCCTATTTGTGCCATCTTAGACCTTTAATCCCCGAGAGGTTGGGCTATTTAAGGTGTTTTTTGCGGCCTTGCGATAGTCCTTAAGGGCGGTTTCATATTAGACCCCATCCAGCTTACGCTCCATCCATTCAAGTATCCGGTCAAGGACGATTCGCCAGTATAGTTCAACCATGCTTGACTATCTCCCCATAATGTTTCAAGGCGTTGGTTAATAGACGCAGTATCTTTACCTTCTTGCCATAAGCGTATATTTCGCCATCAGGGCCAATTTTAAGGACCTCTTCCGATTCATCTTTGACGTATAAAGACCAATGTTCAGCCTTTGGCTTATCAAACCTTTTGATAGGATCGGTTGATTCTGCGTTGAGATAAACGGCTGCGCATTTATTAAATCGAAGCACGGCTTCCCCCAATATCATCCGCCCGGCTGGTAGCAACTCTTGAAAACTGGCAATCAAAGTGTATGCCAACTTGCCAAAAATAACCACCATCCCCACTTCCAGATCGTCCTTGGTGAAGTTGGGACAGGAAACAAGCTGCATCTTGTCAACATCGGACTGCCTAACGAATATCATTTTATCTTCATCGTCAGATTCAGATCCGATAAGTATAAACCCATATCTATGATCCAAGACCTCCTGGGTATAACCACAGACGCATTTCAGATCAGCTTTCCATACATCATCTACCTTCTTCGGCTCTGGCATGATCTAGTCCTCTTTCAGTGAGGTCTTGAATAGTTCGACTGCTGAAGCCACAAAGGAGATGCCCTTTGCCCTCCAGCTGGTCTGGATGTGGAGGTGGATGTTCCGACCTTTTCCGTGGACCAGGAGCGTGGCCGATTTCCCGGGATAGTTGATCGTGGCCAGGAATAACTTGGCGTCCTCGACTTCCTCATTGGACCAGTCGTTGCAGCGAACATCACAGCCCCGGCCATAGGCATGGACGGACGTCTTGTCATTCGGGCGCAGTGTCTCAGTGATCACGATATCCCGGTCATGCTTCATCTTCATGAAGCCAGCCAGGGCAAAGATGATGACCTGGAGGCGGTGCTCCAGGTCAGGGAACTCCGCGAGCTCCTTCACAGTTTTGAAGAACCTGAAGATCATCGACGTCCCCGAAGTCCTTGGATCCAGCGCGCAAATTTCGAGACACCAGACCATATTGGGCCGATGATCGCATCATCCCACGGCCACGGTGTCCAGAGTGCGATGGTGTTCAAAACGAAGAGGACATCAACTGGTGTCGGTTTGCGTTTCGCTTTCATTGGCTTCTCCCTCTTCTCCATTAATCATATATAACATGGCTAGTCTTGCGTTTTTTAAGTGGCAATCAAGTATGTCTTCCACGTATGGTGATTCTTGCTCTTCCTTGTCAAGGGTGACAACAATATAAGCGTACGGCCCCACTGGTGAATCGTGGACCTCAAATACTTTATTCGGTGGATTCGGTGGTGTGTAGATTTCAATCGGGTCCATTTGCTTCCTCCTCCAATATGATCTTCTCGTATTGCTTCGATAGCTCATCACCCTTGGCTATGATCCGGGCAAGCTTGTCATCCACGCCGTGCTGGATTTCCTGCTTGTCGGCCCAGTGGAACCGGTTCTTCATGTTCATATACCAGAGCGTCGCACTGAACTTTGTTTCCTTCAGATTTGTTCGCCCCTGCCGCTCCCACCAAGCGTTTGAGAGTTGACGCCCTTTCTTTATGGTTATAGAAAATTCTTCCTCTTCCTTGAGCATTCGTTCCCAAGTTGACTGTGCAATACTTAGCTCTGCGCGGATTTCAACATCACTTGCACCAACAGAATATAAGGCGAGGGTAGTATCATACCATTTGTCGGGGAGGTCACTGAGTTGTTTTTTAGGTCTACCTGCAGGCATTATTTTTCCTCATGTAGAACAATTACTGAATCAGCCATGCCTAGAGTACTCTAGTGGCATTGTTATAGGCTTCCCAGGCTTTACTCGTTTCTTTCGCCAACCATGTCCTAATTTCCTTTCAATTAGGGCATTCCAGAACTCTCTTTCTTGCTTCTCCCGACCAAGAATGTAGGCCATCCACGCTTTCCCAAAATCTCGTGCGGCCTTTTGGTATTCTTCAGTTACCATGCCTGTACTCCACCTCAGCCAACCATTCCTTTACAGCGGGGATTTCACCATTCCCGAACATCCTGTAGATAATAGGCATCACCATTTGCAGGGCTTCCTTGAGGCTACCAGTCTGAATCTCACTGAATGGTGTGAACAGGCAGGATTTTAGGTATGGGTTCCAGTCAGCCATGCTTAATCTCGGCTAACCATTTCTTCGCAGCGGGTGTTTCACAGAAGGCTTTGATAACCGATTCCCTTGAAGGGCGCAATTTTTCCAGATTCTTCTGGAAAATAGCTCGTTCGGCCTTTGTGGTGATGACGCCCTTTAACCTTTCCTGTGTAAGCATGGTCATGTAAAGATTCCTCGCTTGGATAACTCTATGAGAGTAGATAAGCAAAGTACCGCCCCATCAATAGCGTCCTGGGCGTGTTTCTCTAGTGCAGCGTGTCCAGAAGGTAACTCTGGAGGCTTCTCTTGGTCCTCGACCCGCTGTAGAACCTGAGCAAAGGCAACGGCTTCATCACCGCGGATTCGTAAATCTCTTATTTGCTCATTGCCCATCATTTCGATCTCTTCTTTAGAGATGACCTCTCCGAGTTGCATCAGTCTTCCAGCATATCTTCGGCGGTGTACTCTGGTTCTTCATCTTCCTTCTTTTTTTTGTCCGGGCTTCTTATTGGTAATACCGGGGGTGCATTCAGTGTTCCTTGGTGGTAGACCTGGGCTCCCAGCCTGAAGATCCAGTAAGCACCTGCCATCAGCGCCCCGATTATCAAAATCACTGTTATTGCTGTAATTATATCCATGGTCGTAATTTACCCTTTCCGTTCTGGTTGGCAATTGTTATTACAGGGAGCCCCGCTGTCATTTCGAGGCTCCCCGTTGCTGTGTTCCGGGACTGGTTTTACGGCCGATTCCTTTATTTCATCTGCCTCACCACCCTTCCTGAATATCTTATCGTAATTACTTTCCCACGCTCGGGTTGGTGGTCGTTGTTTATAATCTGTCATCGGTGAAGTCCTCCAGCCTGTCTGCCCTTACCGTCATACTATCACAACCACGGTCTGTAAGTATTAAGACTAAAAGCCAAAAGGTAGC